GCAGTGGTTTGAGCAGCATCGTGAAGGCTTAAAACCCGTTAAAGAGCATGTTCAGGCTATTTTGCCCTTCAAGGTTTTGGAGAAGATTGTCGACAAGCCTTTACGGATTAAAGGCGTAGCCATGACTGCTGGCATGAGCCGAAACTTCAACATTTACACGCCTGAGGAGCTGCAAGCCTTTGCCCAGAAGCTTGTTTCCGCGCCCGTTTACATTGAGCATATTGCTGTTCCAAACGCCGTTGGAAAAGTCACAAAAACAGAATGGGATGGCACTAATCTTTGGTATGAAGCTGAAATTTACGATGAAGAAACAGCCCAAAAAATCCGTAAAGGCTTAATCCAGCATGTCAGCGTAGGCGCAGACTATGAAACATTAGACGTTTTGAATGGTAAAGTGCCACATGGCTTACATAACGCCGAATTAAGCCTTGTAGCCGTGCCAGGTATCCCAGATACCACGGTTCAAATTTTAGAGAAACTCCAGAAAGCTCCAGACGATAAAGATAAGCCCAGAAAGTTTGTGGCTGAACGGGTTTGGACCCGCAAATACATTAATGATCTTCCAGACTCTGCCTTCGCCATAATCTTGCCGGGCGGAGAAAAAGATAGCGAAGGCAAAACTGTTCCACGCACTTTGCGAAAGTTTCCTCATCACAATGCTCAGGGCGGAATAGACCTTCCGCATCTGCGTAATGCTAACGCCCGCCTTCCCCAAAGCGACTTGTCGGCTGAACAGAAGGAACAAGCCATGCGCCATTTGGCAGCCCACAAGAAAAAGTTGGGTATTGGAATGGCTGCTGAAGAGGCTAAACTTTTGGAGCAAGAGCCTGAAGGCGAAATTGAGTTTGAAGTTTCGCCTGAGCCGACCATGGATGAGCTTATCGCAAGCATCGAAGATGTTGTAGAGCAAATTAACAGCACCATTGAAGGTTTGGAAACTCGCATCCAAAAACTTGAACAGCCAACCGCCACTGAAAAGACTGATGTCGCAGAAAGCCTTTTGCAGAAGCCTAAGGAACCCCTTATTCCAGTTTCTGAAGCCGTTAAGATTCTTGAAGGGCTTTTGCCAAGTCCAATGGTTGAACGTAGCACGCTTGGAATGCAACGCATGTGTCAAGACATTCGAAGGGCTATTTGGCAGTTGAAGGAGAGGATGAAAAATGAATGAACATTCCAAATTTTACAAGCTGAGCAAACAGAAAGTTTTGACTAATGCTGAGCTTGCTGAATGGATAAGGGAATTGGAAGACAAAATCCTTTCACAGTCACATTCTGTGACAGCAAGTAGCCGAGGACGACCTCGGTGAAAGCCGAAAACAAAACGGTGGAGTGAGGGAATATGGCTGACAAGACTGGAAAGCCTTGGATGGATGCAGGTGAAACAGACGACCCGAACGCTATTAAAGAATCCTTTGAGGCTGCAGCAAACATAACAAAGGGTTCTCCAGTTTATCTAAGCGAAGACGATAAGGTTTCGCCAAGCCCAGGCGGAGACGACGCCATAGGCATAGCCCTAAAAACCGTAAGCTCTGGAGAACAGTGCCCCGTTCTAATTCGCGGCAGAGTTAAAGTTGTGGCTGCTGGAGCCATAACCCGTGGAAAGGCAGTTTGCAGCGCTGGCAATGGAAAAGTAACAGAGTTGGTTGACCAACCAGTAAACGAAGGTGGTTCAGCAACATACACAATTTTCTACGCCAGAAAACTCGGCATAGCCCTTGAAGCCACAACCGCTGATGGAGACCTACTCTTCATTTACGTAGACAAGTAGGTGAGCACATTATGAAACCCAAACTTTTTGAAAGTCTAATGCAGAAAGACAGCGAACACAAACAATTTTACGAAAAACTCAAGGAAAAAGCTCAGGAGCACCCGTTCTTTAAACGGTATTTCGAGGTTGGCATCAAAGAAGGTTTGTTCAGTGATATGGTGGGCGCCCTTGGCAAAATGCACGACACTTTGGTCGAGGCTGCGTATCCTGAGTTAATCGGACGGAACATAATCAATGTTCGCCCGACAACTGAGCCTTTAGAACGTTTCCCGCTTGACGAGAAGGCTGTGGCTTACTTGTATGCTGAAGGTGCAACCACAAGACTAAGCGGTAAAAAACACAGCACAGTTGATATTCAAACAAACATTTTGGCTGAATCAAGCGAGGAGGCCACGCGTGAGTTCATAGAAGATGCGACCTGGAATGCAGTTAATAATATGGTTGAAAAGGTTGGAAGGGCTTTAGGCGAGGCTGAAACAAACAAAATACTTTCGCTTTACGGAGGTATCGCAGATGGAGACCTTGCTGGCGGAGCCCCTATAACCCAAGGCAACGCCGCTATGGATTGGAATGCTGTGCTTAAACTTCACAATGCTGTGAGAAACGAAAACTGGAGACCTAACGTGTTGGTCTTACACGAAACACAGCTTCATCAACTACTTGCAGACGATAAGTTCATCCACGCTCAATACTTGCCTTCTCGAGAAACAAACATACAACAAGGCATTGTAACCAGCGTTTTAGGAATGGAAGTCTTAGCCAGCACCCTTGTGCCAAACGGAACAGCCTACGCCATAGACACACGTGTAGCAGCGGTTATGCTGTTACGCAGAGACGTAACCGTGGAAGACTGGGAAGACCCTAAAACAGGCAAATACGGTGTTAGGGCTACAACCCGCTTTGGCTTAGGCGTTCTCAGAAGCAAAGCCGTAGCGAAAATGACCAACATAAAGACAGAGTTGTAAGCCATCCAAGGATAGCCTATGAAAGTGTTTGAAGGAAAATGCAGCAAATGCGGAAAAATCTATTATTCACATCGTAAGGGCGACATTATTGTCTGCGATTGCTGGCGTTATTGTCCGCTGTGTGGTGCGGAGATGACGCCTTACACGCCTGAATCTAACATGGCTTTGTATGGCTTTGATGGCAAGCGAGACCTTAAGATTCTGATGGTTTGTCTTCGCCATACACCCCCCTTTTATAGTTCTCAAAAACCTGTTGAGGTTGAGTTAACTTGAAAAAGCCTAAAAAAGTTGACGTTCATCTTGCCAGGGTTGTGTTAGCGGAGCTTGTTAAGGCAGAGGCGGGTTTAAGGCGGACGAGGCTTGAGAAACTGACGCTTATGAAATGCGGAACCCGCGCCACTTTTGACTCTATCTTCAACTTTTTGAAGACTAATGGATATGCGGTTAAGGCTTCCTCTAAACGCACAGCTCCCTACATTATTACAGAGAAGGGTAAACTTTTTTTGGAGGCTCTTGAGTGTGAGTGAGCAGCCCGCAACAAAAAAGGGATTTATTCAAAGATTACGTGAAGCCTTTTTTCCAGTTTTTTGGGGAAGTGCCTCGCCGAAAAGCCAAATCTTCAGTGAAACTCCTGAAATTCCATTAAAGGATGTTATGACCCTTTATGAAAGGGACCCTGTATGTAAGGCAAGCGTTGACTTGTTGGCTTCCAGTGTCGGTGTAGGCTTCTACACAACCGTTAATGAGGAGTATGAGAAGGCTAAAGAAGCCAAGCAAGTGGTTGACGATTTTAATGCGGAGGTTAACCTTGACGGTTTGCTTAATGATATGGCTAAAACGCTTATTGCCTGCGGAAACGATTTCTGGCTTAAAATCTCGCCTGACAGACTGGAGAATTTACATCGCATTCCAATAGACAGCGTGGTTGACATTAAACGTAAAGCATTAGATTCCAGCCTTAACATTCCCTATGCTGTTGAAAGTTATGTTTAGACAAAAAATATGCGTCTAACCCTTTGAAACCTGAAGCGGTTATCCACTGGCACATTAATCGTCCAGCAGGCCACAAATTTGGAATAGGCCTTCTTCAGGTTTTACTGCATACACTGACGGTTCAAAGCGACCGCCGTCAATCATACATTTCGATGAAGGCTAAAATTGAAAAGGCGATGCCTAAAATCTTCGAAAAATATGCGGGACCAGATGTTTTGGTAAACTTGCCAAACGCTAAAGAGGAAACCATTCGCAAGTTTGAAACTGCCATTCGAAACCGTCCAGAAGAAGGCGCATGGCTTTTCTACACGGGAAAAGACGCTAAACTCGAACCGGTGACAATCGACCCAAGGGCTCGCTTCGAGTATTATGTGGACCACATTATCAACCAGTTTTATTTAGGCTGCGAGACGCCTCTTCCACGCTTATACTCGACACCGGGATTTACGGAAGCTTCGGCTAAAACTTCTTTGGAATTACAGGACATGATACTTAACCCATTAAAGCGTTATATTAAAAGGCAGGTTGAAAGGGAAATTTTTGCGCCTGTTCTCCGCCAGGCAGGTTTTGACCCATTAAAGGCGCAGGTTCGCTTGAATTGGGGAATGCCTAAAGCTCCAGAAGTTAAAATTGAACATATTATCGAGTTGGCTAATATTTCAGCTCAAACAGGTGTGGCTTATATTCGCCCTGAAGAGGTTCGTAAAAACCTTGTTAAGTTTGGTGTTGAATTGTGGGAGCCTGAAAAGGCTGAGGAAACACCTGTTATTGAAAAGCGTAAGGTGAAAAGTCAATGGCTGCTTCAGAAGCTCGAGTAATATGTGAAGTTTTAGAGGCTGTTTTGGAAAAGAAGGTTTTCACTTTTGTTGCTGTCGGAGATGAACGCACATGTCCTGAATGTGCAGGTTTTAATGGGCAAATTTTCACGGAAGATGAAGCTGAAAGCATGTTTGATTACCTCGAGAAAAATCACACTGTTTGGAAGCCTAATGTGCATCCTAACTGTCGCTGCAGGCTGGTTCTCATGTTTGAAGATTGAAAGGAGGTGAGAAGAGAATGCCGAAAACAGCAGGTAGAGCCTTAACCAAAGGCGTAATCTACGGCGTAATGTTCCTTGTGCTCTTCGCTTTCATCGGAATCCCACTGGAAGCCCTAATAATAATACTTGTGCCTTCATGGACTTTACCGACGGGAACAGTTCCATTGCTACTCGGCGCCTTTGGTATGGCGGGCAGCATAGCCCTCGCATTTGCGGATTACGTGGCGGAAGAGGAGAAAACATAAAACAAATTTCTCCTTCCTAAAATCTCCCTATTTTTTAATACATCTTTAAAAATGCGTAATTTTTTATGCTTATTTTCCATGAAAATTGTATAAATAAACCTTCTTTCTCGATTAAAGCATAGAAAAACAAGCTGTTGGAGTCTTTCCTTTGGCAAGCGTAACCGTTGATGATGTTCGAGATGTAATTAATGTTAGCCAAGCGGATATTCCAGACGCCAAAGTTTTAAAGATGATTAAGCGGGCTGAAGTTACGCTTGAACTTGAGCTTGGAAAAGATATAGCCTCTGACGACTGCACAGAAGCCGAAAAAGAGTTCATAACGGTTCTCGCAGCGATCTACGCCATTTGTTATATGACTGGCGGTTCTGCTGTGGGCTTAAACTTTAGAGTTGGCGACCAAAACGTTTCCGTGTTAGATAAGGCTCCGCCTTTGAATGTGCTTCAGCATGAGCTTGAACGAATTTTGAGCAATTTGAAAGGCTGCTATGTTGGGAGAGTGTAGCTTTTTGGGTTTTGTGCCAGAAGCCTATTACCAGTTCATCATGCACTACGCCCCATACTTTTACGTTATACCCACAGCTTTAGCGCAAGACCCGCCTGCTGGACAAAAGAATGTTACGGTTGTGGACGGCTCAAAATTCCGTGTAGGATATCCTGTTGAGATTAAGGATGATGCCCACGCAGAATGGAATGAAGTTGAAAGCATTAACGGAAACGTTTTAACAATGAAAAATAACCTTCAATACACATATTATGTGGCTAAAAATGGGCGAGTTGAAGGGCCAGACCCAGATTTTGGCAGAGGAGCGTTTCCAGCAGCCTTCGCAATAGACTTCTTATATGAGGCTTACTCGAGCAAACAGTTTGAAAACCGCAAAACAGAAATCCTAAACAAAATCACGGAGCTTGCAGACTTTATCTTAACCCAGCAATGCACAGATTCGCAGAAAAAGGCTTATGGCGGATTCAAAAACGCTGAAGCCGGAACGGAGTATTGGAGTGCTGATGCTGGGAGATGTATTCCGGCTTTGCTTAAGGCTTACAATTTAACAAGCGATTCAGATTATCTGATTGCTGCGGTGCTGGCTGGAGCCACTTTCCTATTTAACATGCAGCATAAACTCAGCGAGGAAAACATTCACGATAAGTATTATGGCGGTTTCGCTCGCTATGTGGACATTAACGACAACTGGAGTCAGCCCATGAATGTTGAAGACCTTTACGATTTTATTGGTTTGAAAATGCTCTGCAGTTATGACCCTGACAACAAGAACATGTATGAGCAGATGATGATTGATGCTGCTGCTTTTCTTAGGGATGGGTTCGAATCCCTTTACCTATATTTTGACCCCAAGCCTTTTGGAGATGGAAAATGGCATAGAGTTGGCATGAATGAAACTGAAGTTTATGATGACCCGATAAGCTTTGCATTGCTGGGCTTATACACTTATGAAGGCTGGAGCCTCACATGTCAAAGAGTTTACAATTTTATCCAAACAATAAGGGCGAGCGCACAATATCCAGCTTATCATCCAGCCATCTGCTGGCCAGGCTATATTGATGTTGTTACGAGGTTTCCTGCATGCCCATACTATGATGCGGTAACAAGTGGAATCCTATGGCGGATAAGAGCTGCCCATGATAAGCCGAGCCTTGCCTTTTCCATGCAAGTTATTGAGAAATATCAAGAAGAGTTCATGTTTTGGGGACCCTTATTCACGGATTATTCGCCTGTAACGCCTCAAAAAGCCATGGCAAACGTGAGTTGGCTTGCACAACTGTTCCTAAACTACCAAGAGCCTCTTACGCCTTTTACACGCATTTTGCGGAGTAAAGGCGAAAATATCCTGCTTTATCCGATAAGGCAAGCTGCAGATAAAGTGGAATATAGTGAACCGTTAAACGTCAAAGCTATTGTTAGCCCAACAAGAGTTGAGGAAATCTTCATTGAACCCGGCTATTTGGTTAATGATTACATCACGGTTTACACTTTTGCTCCGTTAAGACAGCATGATAAGATTAGGCGGAAAGGCGAAGATTATGAGGTTTTAGGTGTTCAGGCTTTCGACTTCCAAGGTGAAACAGCTTATTTCAAAGCTAATTGTAGGAGGCTAATTGGCTCATGAGTGAAATCGAAGACCCTGCAACAACTACAATAAGACTTCTCAACAAAAACATGCGGGTTGTCAAGGAAGACGGAGCCATAGCCTCTATTTATGTAAGCAAAGAATGGTATGACCGAGAGCTTTTCAAAAACTATGATGCACAAATAACCGTGGGGCTTGCGGAAAGCAGAGACACAAAAATCGAGATGTCTGGGCGTGTTCGCAGACGCTTAGGCACTTTACGGGTTAACGTCTGGGCAACTGACAGACAAGCAACAAGCGACCCTGGAAGGCTCTTACGCCAAAAAATGGTTGAAGAGGTAAACCGTGTTATACATCAAAACCGTAACAAACCAAATGTCACAGAGTATAATTTTGCTGGGTTAGGTTATCCTGAAGGCGACCCGCACAAGGCTTTCCAAGCGGGGGCCTCAACCGAACTGATTCCTGGAAACGAGGCATGGACCGAGCTAACGAATGAGCAATATCAGAAAATTTGGTATAGTGATGATAACCGCTATTCTAAAAACCATAATGTTAATGGCGAATATGCGCTTATGCTTTTCCGCTTCAAAATTGAAAGCCGAGAGAAAACTGTTAAAAAAATTGTTTTAGCGTTTGAAGGTTATGGCACTGCTCCCGGTGGCAACGGCATAACAATTAAGGTTTGGAATCATGTAGCCTCAGCTTGGCAAAATGCTCAACAAGGCACGGGTGGAGCTGACGAAACAGTTACTATTACGCTCACGGAAAACATTCCAAACTTTATTGATAATGATGGGTTTGTTTGGCTTTTGGCGAGAACAACAAACCCAAGCAACGGCGAAACAGCAGCCATTCTTTATTGTGATTATGTAAGTTGCACGGTTACGGTTAATGGCATCACGTATCTTGACGTTATAAGTTTTCGGGATGTTGACCGTGTGGATGTTAAACCCTTCATTTACCGCACCGAGTTTACGCTTAGGAGTTGGATGTTTGAGGATGTTGGAGGTGCCTTCTAAATCACAGTCATGAAAAACATGACGTAAAGGCGTGTGAGAAAAGAAGATGGTTGACACGTATGGAGCACATGAATGCCGTGTCTATTTCGTAGTTGAAAGCGTATACGGACAAACGCCAGCAAACCCATCAATGGTTGGCATAAACACTGAAGGCGTAGAACCTTCACTCGACCCAGGACTGATAAAAATTCGAGGTGTTGGCTCAAGGGATTTGCAGAGCATAACAAAGGGCTTGCGAAGGGTGCAGTTGAAGATTCCAAGCGTTTTGACAAGCGAATCGCCCATAGCGTTTATCCAGCATGCACAGACGCTTAACTCACTAAGCATTGAAGTATTGTATTACAAGGGCTTGTTTTCATCTCCGACAGACGTGATTAGCTTCCTTTACAAGGGCTGCAGAATCAACAAGTTGGAAGTTGAATGCAGCGTTGAAGACATTATGCGGGCTTCTGTGGAAACTATTGGACAAGACGTTGCTGTTGGCACAAGCAAAATCTCAGGAGCTACTTATGGAGATTATGCAGGCGCAATACCTTACAGTGAAAGCTATGTTTCAAGAGGACAACCCAACGGAGACAATCAAGTAGCCATAGAACGGGTTACAGATTGGAAATTCACCATAGAAAACAATCTTAAGCCTGTAACCGTCATCAAAACTGCAAACGCCCACTTAATCAAGTATCTGCCAGCAAGCCACCGCAATTTAAGCGGAGAATTAACCTTCGAGTTTGAGGATAAAACAGAGTTTGAAGACGTCATCAATGATGCGGAGTTCAGCCTAAAATTTGGGCTTGGCAGCACATACAGTGCCCTATTCAAATATTGCAAGTGGGAAGACGTGGCTACGCCAACACGCATAGAAGACCTTGTCAGCTTAAAGGCGAAGTTTACTGCCAGAGACGTTTGGATAAGCTAAGAGGCGATTAACATGGCTGTCAAAGTCAGTGTTCTCGAAAACTTCGGGCGAGAGGCTGAACTGCGTAAAAAGTGGATGCACATGTGGGAAAACCTTGGAAAGCGCATTCTAAAAATGCCGAAGTGGATGCAAGAAATAGTCTTAGAAGACATCAACACAGCCGTTAGAAACCGCATAGCCATTATGGAGATGATTCAGAATGCGAAAAGAAGTCATTGAAATTGATGAAAAATATGGAAAGGAATATGCTGGACGCTACGTTTTCCAAGAGATTAGCTGGGCTAAACGCAGCCGAATAATCCAGAAGCACACGAAATACAGCCAGTTGACGGGTCAAGTGGTTAGCAGCGATTATGTGGCTATCCAAGCTGAAACCATTTGGGCTTCGCTTAAGGAACAGCCTGAACACAAGCCTATAACACTTGACAAGCTTCTAAGCGAAGAAGATGGTATTCCAATCGAGCTTGGCGAACTCTTCAGCAAAATCGTAAACAGGCTTAATGGCTTAACACGTGAAGAATCAACTTTTTTATCAGAGCCATCAGACGCCAAAAACCCCATCCTGCAATCACAGAATATCGCCTATGCAAAGAGTTCGGATGGACCATCACAGAGCTGCGACGTCAACCAGCCAAAACCGTCCAGCAATTCCTCATAATCCTAAACGAGGTGGACAAGCAAACGCAAGAGGAAATGGAAAAAGCAAAGCGGGAGGCAAAACTGCGGTGAGTTTAGAAATAAAATGCGATGTCAAAGGCGTAAAACAGTTTCAACAAGCTATGGCGCAGTTTGACAGTGGAATCCAGAGGCAAGTGCACAGGCTTTTGACAAGCTGGGCTGCTGATGTTAAAGCTTTAGCTAAACAGCTTGTTCCAGTTAGAACAGGATATTTACGTCAAAGCATTTATGCAGAAGTTAGGGAGTGGGTTGTTCGTATAGGCGCTGAAGCTTCTTACGCCATGTTTGTTGAATTTGGCACGTCACGGATGATGGCGCAGCCCTACCTTTACCCAGCAATTCAGGCTTACTTGCCACAGCTTGAGCGTATAATCCGAGAAGCTATTGAATTGGCGAAAACGGAGGCTGGTTTCCGATGAGCTTCAACGAGTTAGCCATAACCATAACCGTTGAAAACTGGGCGAGCGCCGAGTTTAATCGTGTAGCCTCTGACGCTGCAGCCATGGGTTCGGCTGTTGGAGCTTCTGCAGGCGGTTTTGAAACTCTTAAGACAAGCGCTGAAGCCACAACCGTAAGCCTTCGCACCGTAGCCACAGCCATTGGAAGCGTAGCTCACATGGGAACAGCCATAATCAGCCTTGCAGGAGACATGGGCATTGTGGATAAGGAGACTACGAAGTGGGCAAGAACCTTAATGGCAGTCTTTACACTTGTAAGCGCATACATTCGCCTAAAACATTACATGACAGTTATCACAATGGGGCATACTGCAGCAGTAGCCATAAACACAACAGCCCAGACGGCAAACGCCAGCAGCAGCCTCGCCGTTGCAGCAGCCCACAAAATTAAGGCTGCAGCCACATGGATTGCAGTTTCGGCTCAGAATGCCCTTAACATAAGTCATGCAACCTTTCTCGCCCTAACTGGTGTTGGAATCGGGGTAATCATAGCTGCCGCTGCTGCTATGGCTTATTTCGCCAGCCAGATGAATGCAGCCACGGATAGCGTAAAAGAGTATAATGCAGCGGTTTCTGAGATGCCAACAGCCACAAGGGTTCCAAGTATTAGGCGTGGGGGAGAAGAGGAGCTTTACCGTAGAGGTGTTGAGCCGTGAGCATTGAAATTCCAAAGATGGCTGTAGCCTTTGGGCAATATGGGATTCCTCAAGGCGATGTTATTGAGTGCCGTGTGCATTTAGGCTGCACAAGAGAGGTTAGCAGCTTTGAGCTTTTACTTCAGAATTGGAATGGCAAGTATAGCCCAAACGGCGATATTCCTCTTGCTGTTGGCATGGACGGTTACATCTGCATTGGCAGAGGCTCAAACGTTCCGCAGATAATCACTTGTCGCATTGAAGCGATAAAACGTGAATCATCGGCAACTGAACATTACGTGCGTGTTAGTGGGCGATGCTGGGGTGAAAGGCTTTTCCGCCGTGTTTATTCTGGCGTTTTTGAAAATCAGAAAGGAGAGCAAATTGTTAGATACTTATGCGATTATATTGGCTTACCCCATAAGAGAGATGGCGTAGAGCTTGTTGAAGATACGGACACAACCTACACGAAGCTGGAATATGATAACACTCCAGTTTTTGATATTATTAAATACATTGCGGAATCCGCAGACAAAAACGGCGTAATAGGCTATGATTTTCGAGTGGCGCCAGACGGCAGGTTTGAGTTTTTCCCTCGGTTAAGTAAAGCTTCCTCGGTAACCTTAAGCGAAAGGCTTGAGGAAGGCGAATATGGAAGGGATATTCACCGCATACGAAACAGAATCATGGTTTTTGGTGTGGCTGATAAGCCTTTTCCAGTTGACAAGGATGGACAGCCTTACAGCGACACGTTAACAGAGGATTTAATCATAAGCGAAGGCACTGGGTGGCGGGGGTCAAACGAGTTAATACATCCAGTTTATGGGAAATGGACGGTTTTAACTGGCAGCACAAACTTGGACTTAGACACGCAGATTAAATATGCTGGAAACAAAAGCGTTAAGGTTATCGAGTCAGCATACATGTATTATTCTGCTGTTCGTTTCCAGTTTAACAGTGGAAAGGAAATAAGTGCAGACGAGTTTCCGCAGGTTATTTTTGCAATTCGTATTAGTAATGCGCATCATCAAGTTGGACTTTTCCGAGCATGGGACATAAACGGAAAATTCGCCAACTACCGTTTAAGCTTTACAAAGCAGAATGAATGGGAGAAAATCATTATTCCATGGGGTAGCCAAAACGCTGAACGTTGGGAATGGATAGAATCGGGTTTTGACTGGACAAAAATAAAACAGATTGACATAGCTGTTGACCAAAAATATCTTAGCTATGGCGATTGGCGTGTTGACTTCTTTCATTTCGGTTATGGAAGATGGAAAAGCATTCAGGAAGACTCGGGCAGCCAAAACGCTTACGGCCTTAGAGAGCTTGTTGAAGTTGACGAGGAATTAACAAGCGATAATGCTTGTGAACGCAGAGCCAAAGCATTACTAAACCATTTAAAAGACCCAGCAGAATATTTGAGAATAAAAAGCACAGTAATAGACTATGGAAACACTCCGCTTTTGCCAGGAGACAAAATCCACGTTACATTACCAAATGAAAACGTGGACAGCGATTTCAGAATCGAAACCGTAGAATACCGTGTTAACGCAAAAACACAAACGCTGGAAGTAAGCCTTGAATTAGGCAAGGCTCCGCCTTTACTGGCTGATTATCTTTATGGTTTGCGCAGCACAACAGTAACAGTTGAAAAACTTGCCAGGACAAAGCTTGGAAGATTTAAGATTCCAACAATGATTGGCGCAGGCGTAGGCATACACCATGTGGGACATGAAGCTGGAGACGAGGATGGCAACCAATGGCCTGACTTGAGTGTTGGCGGATGGGACCGTATAACTGGTTGGATTTCTCCAAAACACATTGGACCATACAGCGACACATTGGATATTATTCGTTTCCGCACCCGAAATAAGGCTGGCACACAAGTTTTAGACCAT